GACTTAGAGACAGTGGTGCTTTAAGAAAGGATCTTGGCTAGTATAAATATAGGAAAAAGCTGATAATATGGCTGCTATTGTAACTGATCAATTTAGAATTCTAAATGCAAATAATTTTGTAGAGACAGTGGAAAACTCTACAAATTCATATTATGTTGTGGTTGGACTCGCTAATCCAACTTCACCTATTGTTGGTTTTGGTAGAAGTGAGGAATGGGATACAGAAACACCAAACCCAATAGATAATTTTAACTACACTAATCATATTAGTGATACCACAATTTTTGGTAAAAAGGTAACTTCAGATAATATTAGAAGATTAATAACTAGAAGGAATTGGACACAAGGTACAAAATATGAGATGTATCGACATGATTATAGTTTAAAAAAACCATCTCCAGTTACTGGAGCTTCAAGATTATATGACGCAAGTTATTATGTAATGAATCAAAATTTTGACGTATATGTTTGTATTGATAATGGTTCAAGTGGTATTAGTACAACAGGTAATGCGTCGCAGGATGAACCAGTATTTACAGATCTTGAACCATCTAGAGCGGGTGAAAGTGGTGATGGTTATATTTGGAAATACTTATTTACGGTACCACCCAGTGATATAATTAAATTTGATTCTACTGAATATATTTCAGTTCCTAGTGATTGGCCAACTGCAACAACTACGCAAATACAGTCAGTTAGAGAGAATGGTGATTCAACTGTAAATAATAATCAAATAAGAAAAGTATATATTGATAAACAAGGATTTGGATATGCTCAAAATCAATCTGGAGTAGAGGTTGATATTATTGGAGATGGAACTGGAGGAAAAGTTGTTATTGATACTGATAGTGAGGGTAAAATAACTGAAACTAATGTTTCATCAGGTGGTCAGGGATATAGTTATGGTATGGTTGATCTTGGAGGTCTTGGTAATCCAACAACAAGAGCAAAATTAATTCCAATAATACCACCATCCAGAGGTCATGGATTTGATTTGTATAGGGAATTGGGAACTGATAAATTATTAGTTTATGCTAGATTTGATGATTCTACAAAAGATTTTCCAACTGATACTAAATTTTCACAAATAAGTATTATAAAAAATCCTACATCAATAGGATCAACATCTACATTTACTTCTAATCAATTCTCCTCTGTGAATGCAATTAAAGTTATTTCCCCAACAGGAACACCAACTGTTGGTGAAACTATAGAACAAACTGTTACTAACGGAACAGCAAAAGGATATATTGTATCTTATGATGTTGACACTAATGTTATTAAATATTATCAAGATAGATCTTTAGTATTTAATCAAACAACAGGTGATCAAACAGATTATGCAGGTATTACTACTGAGTCAAGAGTTTTATCATTTGAATCAAGTGCTAATAAAATTATTGCTCCAACAAGTGGTTTTTCTGCATCAGTTAATCAAAGTTTTACTGGAATTAGTACAAATCCTACTGGAAATAAAGTTATTTCATTAGGAGTTAACTTTGAAAATGGTCTTGCTAACCCTGAGATAAATAAAGGGTCTGGTGAAGTTGTCTATTTAGATAATAGACCATTAATCACTAGAAACTCTAGACAAAAAGAAGACATCAAAATCATCTTGGAATTTTAAGAAATGGCACAAAAAACAAATTTAAATATAAGTCCTTACTATGATGATTTTGATCCTAATGATCAATTTTATAAAGTATTGTTTAAACCTGGATTTCCAGTACAAGCAAGAGAACTAACCACACTTCAATCAGGATTACAGAATCAACTCGAATCTTTTGGAAATCATGTTTTCAAAGATGGATCAATGGTAATACCTGGTGGTATTAGTTTTAATGATAATTACTATTCAATAAAAATTGAAGAGGAGCATCTAGGAACCCCAGTGTCATTATATTTAAATGAGTTAAAGGGTCTTAGATTAAGAGGATCAATAACTGGTGTAATTTTGTCGATTGATGATTTTTTATACCCTCAAGATAATTCTGATATTACAGATTTGACCATTTTTGTAAATTACTTTGATGCTGGAAGTGACAATCTTGCATTAGGATTACAAGATGGAGAAAGTTTAATAGTTGAGGAAACTTTTACTTATGGTAATACAGTAATTACTGCAGGAGAAAGTGTTCTATCACTCATAGAGAACGAGGCATCTTTCAGAGGATCTTCAGTATCTATAGAACAAGGAGTTTATTTTATAAGAGGTCAATTTGTTGATGTTACTACTGACAAAATTGTATTAGATCCATATAATAGTTTTCCATCATATAGAGTTGGTCTTAATATAGATGAACAATTAATAACAGCAAAAGATGAAGAATCATTATATGATAATGCAAGAGGATTTTCAAATTTTGCTGCACCAGGTGCAGATAGATTGAGAATTGAAACCCAATTAGCAAAAAAAGGTTTAACTGATTATAATGATACTAATTTTATTGAATTGTTAAGAGTTGATGATGGTGAAATTAAAATTCAAGTTGAAAATTCAAATTATAATATTATAAGAAATTATTTGGCTAAAAGAACTTATGAGGAATCTGGTAATTATGCAGTAGATAAATTTGATGTACAAATTAATAATTCTTTAGATGATGGTTTGGGCACTGAGGGAGTTTATAAATTATACGAAGTTACTGAAGAAAATAATGTTCCAAGTGATGACCTGATGATTGTAAAAGTATCTGCAGGAAGGGCATACGTTCACGGGTATGATATAAATTTATCTGGAACAACAAATATTGATGTGGATAAACCAAGAGACACTAGGGAAATAGAATCTGCATTAGTCCCTTATGAAATGGGAACCGTTTTTAAAGTAAATAATGTTTTTGGGGTTCCATCTCCTAATATTAATTTAGACACACCTTTAATTGAACTTTATAATAAAAGAACAAATTCAAATACAGCTGGAACAGGTGATAAGATAGGTCAAGCTAGAGTATATTCGTTTGCAGTTTCAGATGCTTCATATACTAATGATACGACACAGTGGGATTTACGTTTATTTGATGTTCAAATATTTACAAAAATAGAACTAAATCAAAATGTAACAAACACCGAAGTTCCTCTTACATCTTTTGTTAGAGGAGTTAGTAGTGGTGCTACGGGTTATGTATCAGTAGTCTCTAATGGGTATGGTTGTATACACTTGAGTGAGATTACAGGCAGATTTATGTCTGGTGAACAAATTATAATAAATGAAGATACCTCATTTATCAGATCAATTAAATCAATTAAATCTTTCGGTATTCAAGATGTTAAATCTTTTTACCAAGATTCTAGTACTTTAACTGGATATGCAACTGATTTTGTTGCGGATACTGTTCTCCAAAGGGTAATTGCTCCTAATTTTAGTAATTCAGATCTAATTACAATAACAGGAGCAGGTGCAACAACCAATGGTGCTTATAATTTTGTGGGAGTTAGCACTGGAACAATACTAAAATACACTCCTGATGGTGAAACGGTTGAGAGATTTAATCGTATTGAATCTGTATCTGGAGATGGTTTAAGTGTCACTCTTTCTGCAGTTCCTTCAATAAGTGGTATATGTAATGGAGCATTAAATTCTTCTAAAATAAGCACTAATTTTGCTTTTGGTGTTCCAAAAATAAATGCGAGTGATAACCGAGGTCTATTTGCTAAGTTAGACAATGATAATATATCAGAAATAAATCTTTCTTCATCTACACTTCTTGTTGGTAAAAATATTACTGCAGAATCTACAGATGGTTCGGGTATATTGACATTTGATTTATCTGCAAGTGGAATATCAAGTGCATTTTATGAGAGTTTTGACGAAGAAAGATATTCAGTTCATTATAGTGATGGTGCAATTGAACAATTAACTTCAGATCAATTTGTTCTCAGCTCTGATGGTCAGTCAGTTACTATAAATGGATTACGAACTAGTCAATCTAATATTGTTGTGAGTTCAACTCTTAAAAAAGAGTCATTAAAGAGTAAGCAAAAAGAATACATTAGAAGTGAGAAAAAAACTGTTGAAAATACTGCGGTTGGCATCAATACTGCATTAACAGGAATGACTGTCAGCAAAGATTATGGTTTACGTGTAGAAGATAGAGAAATATCTCTCAATGTGCCAGATGCTGTAAAAATAATTGGTATTTTTGAATCAACAAATGCTTTAGCACCAACTCTTGATAAATTAACATTTCCTTCTGGATTAAGTTTAGACACAGAATCTATCTTGGGTGAAAAAATATTTGGTGAAACAACAGGAGCTGTAGCACAAATAACATCAAGACTTTCATCTACTGAATTAGAAATTGTCAATATTACATCAACTGATTTTGCTATTGGAGAAACGATGATATTTTCTGAATCTTCAATTGAGACAAGTTTACAAGATATAACCTTTGGTAATCATATTAATATCACAAATGAATTCTTTTTAGATAAAGGACAAAGAGATCAATTCTATGATTATTCACGTATTGTAAGGAAAAGTAATTTTACTGCACCATCTAGAAAATTGTTAATAGTATTTGATAAATATCAAGTTCCCTCTAATGATACTGGTGATTTTTATACAATAGCTTCATACACTGAAGAGAGATATAGCACAGATATACCAATGATAGATTCAGGGGTTAGGGCATCAGATACCATTGATTTTAGACCTAGAGTATCCAATTTTTCTGGATCTGGTTCACCATTTGCTTTTTCAAACCGATCATTTGCAAACAATATTAACCCATCATTTATTGTTACTCCAGATGAAAGTTCAATAGTTGGATATAATCATTATCTTCCTAGAACTGACAGAGTGGTGTTAGACACACTAGGTAGATTAAATGTCATACAAGGAATTTCAAATATTGATCCTAAACCTCCTGCTGATATTGAAAATGGAATGAATATTGCAACTATTCAATTACCACCATATCTTTATCATCCAGATGATGCAAAGATAACGATTGAAGATAATGTTAGATTTACCATGAAAGATATTGGTGAATTAGAAGATAGAATAGCAAATCTAGAAACAACAACATCATTAAGTTTACTTGAATTAGATACAAAAACTTTACAAATTCAAGATGCTGACGGTTTATCTAGATTTAAAACAGGATTCTTTGTAGATGATTTTAAAGGTGTAAGTTTAATTGATATTGGTAATGATGATTGTGATTGTGCTGTTGATTCTGATACAAATACATTAGAAGTTCCAAAATATTTTTGGTCAATCAAACCAGAATTAGCGTTAGATCCAATTATCAACTCTGATACAGCAGATTTTTCAGCAAATTTAGATTTGCTTGATGAAAATGTCAGAAAAACTGGAGACTTAATAACTTTAAATTATGAAGAAGTAAGTTTTATCAACCAACCTCTTGCATCGAGAGTTAATAATGTAAATCCATTTCATATAACAACATTTTTCGGTGAAATTAAATTAGATCCACAATCGGATCAGTGGGTAAGAAACATTGAGATTGATGGTGGTACAAAAGTAGTTACAGGTTCAGTTACTAGAAGTTACGTTGAAAAGATAAAAGTAAGTTCAGTTCCAGATACTCACATAAGATCTCGAAACGTTAGTTTTGAAGCCATAGCTTTAAGACCAGTTACAAGACATTATCCATTTTTTGATAAGACAGCAAATATAGATTTTATACCTAAACTTATTGAAATTACAATGACAAATGGTATTTTTACCAAGGGAGAAAATGTTGAAGTATTTGACGGTTCTAAAAAACTTGGTGTTTTTAGATTAGCTCAACCAAATCATAAGAAAGGTGATTATAATTTACCAACAGAGGTTTATAATGCAAATCCATATGATACATCACTTAGTTTAGGGACTGCATATTCATCATCTTCCACAGTTTTAAATATAGATATCAACTCATTAGCAGATGAAGCGAAAGGTAGTTTTTATGGATATATTAAAACTGGGTTTACAATATTAGGTCAAACAAGTAAAGCGCAAGCAACCGTTTCAAATCAGAGATTGGTGGCTGATACTTTTGGTGATTTGTTTGGATCATTCTTCTTTAGAGATCCTCTAACTTCACCTCCACCTCCACTAAGATTTAAAACTGGTAAAGGTATTTTCACTCTTACATCAAGTTCAATAAACGCAGAACAGGTGCCAGGTGAATTAAATATTAGTGTATCAGAAGAAGGTTATAATACCAGTGGTACTGTAAATACAACAAAAAGCACTGTTGTTAATGTAAGGCAACCTGAGCCTATTTACTACTACAATGGTGGTGGCGGAGGTGGAGGAAAATCTAATACTTTATATGGTGGATATTTTGCGGCTGGTCAAAGAATACCTGGAACTAACAAATTTACACAAGAGGGATTTACAGGTGGATTGAGAGCGGATCAATTAGGTGGATTAGTTAGAGTTGCTAAAGGTAACTACGCACATACAGCAGCAATAAATCAGGCGTTAGGAGGTGATACTTCTTTTTCTGCCTATAGAGGTGCTGCATCTTCAATTAATAAAGGATATACAAAAACTAAGTATGGATCTATTGATTCCTCTGGAAAATATACAAGAGATGTTGGTTTAAGAACCGCAGGTGCTTTGAGAGCACAAATGAGGGCTGACGCTAAGAAGAGAGCTAAAGATGCAGCTAAAGCTAGAATAGCAAAGAAAAAGAAAGGTAAAGATCCATTAGCTCAAACATTTAGAATTTATGAAACTGGTGCATTTATAACATCTATTGATTTATTCTTTGCGAAAAAAGATCCAAATGTAAAGTTGATTGTTGAACTAAGAACAACAGATTTAGCAACTCCTACAGATGTGCTATTGCAAGATTATGCCACAGTTACTTTAAATCCAAATGATATAGAAGTATCCAACAATGCTGAAGTTCCAACAAGAGTTACATTTCCATCACCTGTTTATGTTGAACCTAGTAAAGACTATGCTATAGTTCTTCGAGCTGAAACATCAGTGAACTATGAAGTCTGGTGTGCAAGAATGGGTGAAAAAACTGTCAATACTCAAAGTTTACCAGATGCAGAAAGTGTGATAGTCACTCGTCAATACGTTGGTGGAAGTTTGTTTAAATCTCAAAATGGATCTCTTTGGTCTCCAAGTCAAAATGAAGATTTAAAATTCAATCTCTATAGAGCTGATTTTGCGATTGACTCACCTGGCACAGCATTCTTCTACAATTCACCTTTAGATATTGATTCTCAAAATATTAGAAGATTGCTTCCAAATTCAATCAAAACTTTACCAAGAAAGTTAAAAGTTGGAATTACTACCACATCAGACACTGATAGTTTATTATTGAAT